AGATAAAAAGAAGTAGCGTATGAAGAGTAAGATTTTAGACTTAGCCAAGTCATACGGTTGTCTCTTTTTGATTTTCATAATAGGGGTAATTGGTTTTAGGATTTCTTTCAGCTTAGGAACTCCACACGAAAAAGAAGAGTTTAATATAAAAATATTCACCAAGAAAGGGCACGACTATCTGCTTGTGGACACGAAACACGGAGTTTATGTTATTCACGCAGAGAGCTGCCCTTGTAAAAAAAAGAAGTAGCGTATGATTCTTAAAAAGAAGGATAAGCTAACGGCATATTGGGATAAGAAAGAGAACTGTATTGGTGCTTATCACCCTCTAGGGTTTATGACCCAAACAGATGCTCATTATCTTTTCGACAAGGTTTTCACAAAAGAGTTTGTCAAAGAAATGACTGATAGAGGATATGATGTTACAACGATGAAGTTTGAAATCTCTCCCAAACTGCCGAACTATGAGCGATTCAACGGCTTATCAGAGAAGTATTACGGAAAGAAAAAGTAGCGTATGGAAAATAATATGTTTGAAGATATTGTTGCCGAAGGCAATATAGTTGTGATAGATAATTATTGGATTGTGTTATGTAAGCGTTGGAGACCAGAGTGTTACAATCTCTTCTGCTATCTTTATCTTCACAAGGAAGATAAGAATTTAATGGTAGGCTCTCATTTTACGATGACCGAGGATAAAAAGAAATCTACTCGGTTGGCTACCAACGAGGAGCGTCTTATGCTTTTTGAAGAAATGTTCAAGTATGGAATTGCTTTCGATAAGCACGACCATCATTTGATTGGAAAATTGATTAGCGTATGAAGATTAGACTAGCAAAGAAGATAATGAAGCAAGCTCGTCATCTAAGTACGGCAAGTGATTATTGGTACAGAAGATTAAGAGATTTTGAGTACAAAATATGCTATGGCTTTGTTGGTAAAAAAGACCACCGCATCACCAAGGCGATAAGTTTAACAAGTAAAAAGAGAAAAATATGAAGAAGTATGAATGGGAATATATGGTAACTTCAATAGTTGTTAATAAAGCTGACGAGATAGCTCAGGTTCTATCTAGTAGATTTAATAAAGAAGGCTATGATGGTTGGGAGCTAGTACAATGGAACTTAATACCTCCATCTGCATTAGCAACTGAATCTACAACACCTTGTTGTGGTTCAATCTATATTCTTGCAACATTCAAAAAGAAGTTATTGGTATAATGGTAAGTAATGATATTGAGCTAAGAATGATAGCTACACAGATAACTATGAAGGCTTCTGTTGAAGCAGAAGACTTATGCAGACGTTATAGCAGTGTGTCACGTATGCTAGGAAATATGTTCAATGATATATATTACATTCTTCAAGATGTAAGATACAAATATAAATACAAGTAACTATGAGTAAGGAAACTAGACTAAAGGTATATCGTATGTATGATGGTCATTGTGCCTATTGTGGCAAGGCTATCGAGTATAAGGATATGCAGGTAGACCACATCGTCCCCAAGAACAGAGGTATGTACTCCAGATGGGATGAGAAGCAAGGCAAGTTCGCAGTAACCCAAGGCGAGGATAGCTTAGAGAACTATATGCCAGCTTGCCGTGCTTGCAACTTCCGAAAGAGGGATATGACCTTAGAACAGTTCAGAGCAGAAATAAATAGGCAGGCGGTTGGCTTGCTAAGTGGCACTGCCAAGTTCCAGGTTAAGATGAGCATCGCCTATGGTCTTATTGTTCCTCAGTTCGACAAGGAGGTAGTGTTTTATTTTGAGAAAGTTAAACGTAAAGATTAAGAGATATGAATGAGTTTTCAAAGATTTTCGCAAAGACAATAGAAGATGAAGCTATCAAACAGATAGAAACCCTATCTAATAGCGAGGCTTACAATTGTTGTAAAATAAGAATAATGCCAGATTGCCATGCAGGTAAAGGATGCACTATTGGCACGGTAATAGAGCTTGATAACAGAGTAGTTCCTAACACTGTTGGAGTAGATATAGGCTGCGGCATGAAAGTCGTAAGACTTGGTAAAGTTGATATTGACTTGCAGAAATTTGATGAAGCAGTCAATAAGTTGATTCCGTCTGGTTTTAATGTCAACGAGGGAGAAGTATCAGCCTACATAAACGGATTGGTTGATGGTTGTATGTTTGGCAAATTCCGTGCTTGGGATTGTATTGCCAGTATGGAAATAGTATATCGTTCTGTTGGAAGTCTTGGCGGTGGCAATCACTTTATTGAGTTAGATGCAAATGAAGAAGGAGAGAAATTTCTTGTGATACATACAGGAAGTAGAAACCTTGGTGTTAGGGTATGCAACTATTACCAAAAACTTGCCTACGAGTATTGTCGTAAGAAAATAGCTGATAAGTCTGAGGTTATTGCCAAGTTGAAAAGCGAAGGAAGAGAAAAGGAAATACAGAGTGCTATCAAGTTGTTAGGTACTAAAAATATAAGCAAGGAACTTTCTTACTTGGAAGGTGATTTGCTCAATGACTACCTCAATGATATGCGCATAGTTCAAAAATATGCTGAACAAAACAGAATGATTATCGCCAACAGACTTGTAAATGCTTTAGGTGTAGATATTGATGCTAATTCAGATAAGTATTCTTTTACAACCATTCACAACTATATAGATACAGACAAGGGTATATTGCGAAAGGGAGCTATCAGTGCAAAAAAGGATGAGGTAGTCATTATCCCAATGAATATGCGTGATGGTTCTCTTATCTGCAAGGGAAAAGGTAACAAAGATTGGCTATGCTCTGCCCCTCATGGCGCAGGTAGATTAATGTCTCGTACACAGGCAAAGAAAGAGTTATCTATGGATTCTTACAAGAATGAAATGAATGGTATTTATTCCACATCAGTTTGTGAAGAAACCATTGATGAAGCACCTATGGCATACAAGCCAACCGAAGAGATTGTTGAGCTAATAAAACCTACGGTTAATGTGATAGATGTTATTAAACCAATTTACAACTTTAAAGCAAAATTATAATGAGCAAGGAAACATTTGACTTCTCGGAGGCTCTGAGAAGAATGAAGGAGGGGAAGAAAGTGAGACGTAAGATTTTTGCGGACGGCACATACGCATACATTGATAAGAACTATCTTGGTTCAGAGGCATTAATGTATAATAGCGTAGGAAGAGCTGCACCAGTTTTATGGTTACTTCCAGAGACTATTTTCGCAACAGACTGGGAGGAGGTGTAAGGATGGAAAAGAAAGTATTGACCCTCACCATCAGCAAGCAGTGGTTCGATATGATTGTGGCAGGCGAAAAGACTGAGGAGTATCGGGAGATTAAGCCGTATTGGGTAACACGATTATTTCGCAATAACAGCAATATTGTTGATGTGCGACATCTTGCCTTGGGTTTAGCAGGGCGAACGGATTTACTTAAAAAATATATTGACACACAGAGAATTGTGTTAAAACAATATACCCACGTCCTCTTCATCAACGGCTACCGCAAGGATAGTCCACGAATTGAGAAGGAGATAGAGAGCATTAGTATCGGCAAGCCTAAGGAAGGCTTATGCCCCGATAAATGGCTTGATACCGAGTTTTTTATCATTAAATTCAAGTGATATGAATTACATACAATGTGATGAATGTAAATATAGATTAGTCTGTAACGGAGAGCCACTTACTAGTGGAAGTACAGGAAGTTGCGACCATCGTGTTATCAGCAATACTCCTATATTTCCAAAGATTAAAACACCACCAGATGAAAGATACGCTGACATTTGGAATTGGTAAATATTCATAAATTAAGTTTAAGGGATATGAAAATAAAGAATTTACCTAAGAAGATTTATCTCAATATCTGTAGCAATGAAGATGAGGTAGATTACAATGAGCTTAACGGGGTAACGTTCAGTACAGAAAAGATTGGTGTTACCGATTGTGATACAGAAAACGTTCCTTACGTGAATGCTGCATCATTATGGCACGACCTAAAGGAAGAGAAGCCACCATTAAAAAAGTGGGTAATGTTCCGATATAGTGGAGGTGGCGTAAATCCTACTGCTCTTCACTATGGAGCGATGAGTGATGACGTATGGCTTGTCACTAGAGGAGACGGAACACAGCGTATAGAAGTTCTGTACGAGTGTTACGAAAAGATTGAGTGGCTTGACTTTGATGAACTAAAATAGCGATAGCGTATGACAAACGAGGAATTTTTCTATGCTCATCTTGGTGAGCGAGTTCTTTATAAAGGTAAGGATATTGGCGCATACGTAGCAGGGTATATTGAAGATAAGTATATCATCTTAGGATTCGATAATTATACAGGCTGCATTCTGTACTTCACATCTAAGGTGTATAAAACGCTTGGTAAAACATATAACTCATACCGATTCGCAAAGTTAAAGTATTTGGAAGTAATAGAATAATAAGAAAGGGTAGGGCGAAAGCTCTACCCCTTCTTGTTATATAGAACATAATCAATAACCTTTCGATTGGCTTCATCAATCCGTTGTTGGTCTTTTCGCACATATATAGAGGTTATTCTATGGCTATTCTTATGCCCAAGGCAGTCTGCAATAATATCCATACTGATACCAATCTCATAAGCAATAGTAGCAAAGGTATGTCTTGCCCAATAAGTAGTTACTTCGGGTATTCCTATACTTTTGCAGATTTTGCTAAGACATCTATTATTGGCTTGGTCAAAGCTTAGATACGATGCTTTTCTATCGAATTGCTTGATAAGATGCTCTTTCCCTCTATATCGTTCAATAATCTCCATAGCCTCAGGTTCTACCTTTATATTATATAGCGTTCCCGTTTTTGAGCGGCGATAGGAGATTCTGCCGTTTTCTATTTTTTCTAATTTCGATAGGTCTTTAACATTGATACCCATTAGATAGAAGATAAGAAAGAACATATCACGATGTTTAGAACGGATAGGTGATAACTTTGCTTCATGCAATTTTCTTAACTGCTCAACAGTTAATGAGCGTTTCCTTGTTTCTTCTGATTTAATACTATACATATTAAAAACATATTCTTTAAGGACACCTTTTTTGCGAGCATAGTTTAAGATGGTTCGGATAATCCTTAATCTCATAGCAATGGTGTTTTTGCAATTTTTTATCTTTAGAAAATCAACGAAATCATCCAACCAGTCTATATCTATATCTTCAACCCTTAATGTATCATAATCACAGAAATCTTTTATTCTGTTTTCTGCTGCGATATATATGCGTTTAGTTCCCTCACTTTCTTTCTTGGATAGAAATTCTGCCATCTGTGTTTTGAAAAGATGATTCTCGTAATCGGTTTTATCTTCTTCGTTAGACAGATAAAGTGATAGCTTCTTATTTGAGAAGTAGCGCAGTTTGCCTTCTTCTTGCAATTGCACTATCTTATCATTAAGAAGGGAAATCCTTTTCATAAGTTTCATATTGATAACTCTCTGTTCGGGTATTCCTTTCACCTTCTCATTCTTAGCATCCCATTCATCTTCTTTCAGCTCATAGCCTGTGGGAATATAAATGGCACTATCTTTCCTTGCCACTTTGAACTTCAAAGGGAATCTGCCGCTATTCAATCGCCTCCTTTTATCCAACTTAATTGAAATCTTAATCATAAGTATGTATCTCCTTTATTTGCACGAAATTTGCACGTTTTATTGTAAACAATAGCAAAGTATGCAATATTTTGATAATCATTCATAATGCAAAGATAACTATTTTTTTGCGAATTAATGCCTATTTAATAGTTTTTTTTGCATATTCACCATAAATATTTCAATATTTTTTTTGTATCAGTATGGTGTAGAATAACCTATTGATAACCAAATCGTTACGCTTTCTGTTATAATACGTTTGCACGAAATTTGCATGTTTTACGTATTTTAACGTTACTTTATGGTAATGCAACAGCGCACTCTGTACCATCCTCTAATATCAGAAACATCAACAGTAAAGTCTGCAAAATTAGGGTTTACGGAGCGGCATATGACCTTCGTATCATCACCCTTTGCTTGGAATACATTCTTAATGATAGCTCCATTTACTGTATCGAGCACATAGGTGTTGCCCCATTCAATGAAAGCCTTCTCGTTAATCTTCTGCACAAGAACCTTACTACCGCTTGGGTATTCTGGCGACATACTATCCCCCGTGACTGAGATTGCCATCGAAATATTCTCAATAGGAGAAATTATCATTTCGCAATCATGCTTTTTTATCTGATACTCGAAATTGTTTGGTGTACCACCTTGCGCTGCAACCGGAAGAAGCGGTACTTTATAGAATTTGCCTTCCTCCTGTAGCTTATCGGTGTTAGTCATAAAACCCTCACCCGTTTCTAACCAATCAGCATTAATATCAGGGAAGACCTCTGAAACAGCTCTCTTTGTCTTCAATGATAATTTATCTGTATTATAGAAATGACTGATGCTTACACCAATCTTTTCCTGAAACTGAGCCATTGACATTCCCTTGTGCTCAGCCACCTTTTTTGCTCTTTCCAATAGTTCACCCATACGTTTATATTAATTATTATTAAAATATTAATAGAAAATAATAGTATCTCAATTTTTTTTATTAATTTTGCGGTGTAATTATAAAACACCGATATATTTCGGATGCAAAGATAATAATTTAATATTAATTTCTATATAAATTTATAGTTAAATATGGTTATTAAATCTCAAAAAGAAAAAGAAAGCTTGGTAGTTCAATCAGTTGAGAACTACATGAAGCATGGTCTCAAGAAGTCTGAGGCTGTGCGGCGGACAATGAGTGACTTCAAATATGCGTGTGAGGCTAGCATCTATGGCATCCTCAAACGCAACAAGGAGAAAGGAGGTAACGATGATAAACGAACCGCCTGATGTAAAGCCGAAAGGTAGATATTCGGTTAAGGAGACTGCTGAGAAGTTACGAGTTAGTGCGAACACCATCTATCGTTACATTAAGAGTGGATTCCTTAAGAGTATTGTAAGACCGAATGGGCAAGTTGCTATCGCAGGGTCAGAGATTACTCGATTTTGGGGTGGCGAGTATATATAATATATAATAAGGTGTAAATATGGAAAAGGAGATACAAGAAGCAATCACATTATTAGAATCCCAAGGTTATGAGATTATCCCACCACAATCTATCTCTGTTATAAATGAAGAGTTTGAAAAATGGTGGAAGATGTATGGTAAGTGTGTCGGCAAGCAGAAATGCTTAAAGAAGTGGATGCACATGACTAAGAAGGATAGAACCGCTTGTATAGCAGCTACGCCACGATATGTTGCATCAATCACTCAGAAAGTATATCAAAAGCACCCTCTTACCTATCTTAATTCCCGTGCTTGGGAGGATGAAATATATTCTGAGTATGACGAAGTACAGCAACAACAGCAGCGAACAGAGCTTAATTTCGCAAGAACAGCAGCAGAGGTCTTTAACGCTGATTAATTTCGAAGAGTGGGTAGAAACCAATTATCCTTTAATCAGTAAGCGAAAAGAGCCCGTATATTCACTAACTTCAGCTCTTGAAGATACCAATACATTAGCATCTTTAGATAATGATTATGGAGAAGGGTTCGCTCTAAAATGGGTAAAAGCTCAGTTATTAGATACCTTTAGACTTCTCGGTGCTGGTAGTTCTGTTAATAGTCTTCAAATTATCTTCATGGCAAGACGAATAAGAAGTATCTATTATTATCTATCTCCTAGCGAACTTACCTACTTTTTGGAATCATTGGTAGGTGGAGGATATGGAAAGATATATGTAGGTAATACTATTAATCCGCAGAACTTTATGGAAGCTCTAATGAAATTTGATTCAGAAAGAGCAACTAAGCTATCTCAGATAGCTAATGAAACCAATAAGGAGCGAAAGAAGAATGTAAAAGCTGATATTGATACCGTTAATGCTATCTGTAATAAGATACGCAAGGAATTGACTATTAAGCTTATGGGTTCTAGAGCTGGAAATGAATACAAATCGTTTAACGTTAATAAAAACAACAATGAAAATTGAAATCAAATCAATGACTTTACAGAACTTTAAGAAGGTTCGGAGTCAAGAAATTAATTTTAGCCACAATATGGTTATTAGTGGCGCAAATAAGGTAGGCAAGACAACTATCTATGATGCCTATCTTTGGGCAATCTTCGGCGTTATTAGCAAGAAGAATGCCACCGTACAACCTCTTGATATTAATAATGATGTTATTCATCATCTTGAAACCTCGGTCACTGTAGTACTTAACTATAATGATGAGCGAGAGGTTAAGGTACAGCGTATCCTTACTGAGAATTGGGAGAATAAGGGTACAGCAGATGAGAAGTTGCAAAGTACTACACAAGAGCGACTTATTAATGATGTTCCTCTTTCACAGAAAGATTTTAATGCCAAGCTCGAAGAACTTTGTTCGCTCAAAAGATGGCTCGTTTTGTCTAATATCAATATCTTTATGTCTTATAAGGTTGATGACAGGAGAAAAATGCTTATGTCGTTGGCTGGCAAAATCAATGAAGAAGAATTGATGAAGCCTTATCCTATGGTGTATAAGGGCGTAATTGAAGAGAAGAAAGAACTCTCCGATATGCTTACACAGCAGAAGGCAACAAAGAAGAAAGCGGAAGAGGAGTTAGATTTAATACCTGCAAAGGTTCAGGCACAAGAGGCTCTTAGAGTTGATGCCGATTTTACTGCTCTCAAAGAACAGAAGGCAAAGATTGATGCTGATATTGCTGCTATAGATGCGGCATTGGAGGGAACGACTGAGAAAGACCCTGCTATGGAAGAGTACCTCAATAAGTTGCAAGCGCATAACGTAAAGGTTGCGAATGCACAGAAGGTATGGCAAGATGCTAAGACTAAGGCGATTGATGAGCTTACGAAGAAGATTTCTACGGCTTCAACGAAAATCAATGACGCTAAATCTGCATATAATACAAATATGGAGACTAATACAAAATACAAGGTTTCCTTGGCAGAGGTCACTATTAATTTCAATAACAAGATTAAAGAGTGGAATGATGCTAACGAAAAGAAATTTAACTATAAGCAAACAGATGTTTGTCCAGTTTGTGGTCGTTCTTATACGGACGAAATGAAGGCAAAGGAATATGATAACGCCGTTGCCGAGTTCAATAAGAATAAGTCTGATGAACTCACGAAAATACAGAATGAGGCTGCTCAGATTAAGCAACAGATGAATGTCCTCAAAGGTAATATTAATACCTATGAGCAGATTACCAAGGCAAAAGATGAGGATAAGGTAAAGAATGCCCAATCTGAGTATCAGAAGTTAATTAACGAGCGTACAGAGAAGCAGAACCAAACTTGGGAAACTGCCGCGGAAAAGGTGGTCTTTGATAAAGACCTCGCCGATATTGAAGCAATTAAGCCTGTTGTGAAGGTTGATGCTACAATCGAAGAGAATAAGGAGAAAAAGAAGACCCTTGTTTCTCAACGTGACGAGTTAGTTAACAAAATCGCAGGTGAGGAGACCAACAAGCGTATTGATACAGAGAAAGAAAAGCTCAATCATCGCTCTGTTGAGTTATCTCAGATTATTGCTGATTGTGGTGAAGTTATTAGCCAAATCAAAGCTTACAAGAAGGCAAAGATTAATCTTGTTGAGCAAAAAGTGAATTCATATTTCACACTCATTCGTTGGAAGTTCTATCAGCAGAATAAGACCAATGACGATGAGAAGGAAATCTGCACCGCTATTGATAAGGATGGTATTGACTACGATAATACGAATGATGGAACTGTTATTGATATGGGCGTTGATATTATCAGCGGTATATCTAAGGCTTCAAATATCTTCGTACCTTTATTCGTTGACCGCAAGGAATCAGCAGAACACATCGTGCCCGTTGAACAGCAGATTATCTACTTGCAATGTATCTACGGACAGTCTTTAGAAATTAAATCACTTTAATTCATTATAAATATAGAGATTATGGAAGAAAATGGTATCGTGGTTTCACAGCCACAAGTTAGCGGACTTAATATGTTCGCAAATCAAGAAAGTTTTAATACTGGCTATAAGATGGCGCAGATTTTGTCTGCGTCCACAATTATTCCTGATACATTTAAAGGGAACATAGGTAATGTAATGATTGCAATTGATATTGCACAAAGATTACATACAAATCCACTTATGATAATGCAAAATACATACGTTGTGTATGGAATGCCTTCTTTCTCGGCAAAGTTCCTTATTGCTTGTATCAATGCAAGTGGTCTCTTCGCTACCCCTCTCAGATATGAATTTGTTGGTGAGCAAGGCAAAGATAATTGGGGTTGCTATGCTTTCGCAATAGATAAGCAGGGTGAGGTACTTAAAGGCTCTGTAGTTACTATTCATCAAGCTAAGATTAAAGGTTGGTACGACAAAAAAGGTAGCAACTGGCAAGCTGACCCAGAGCAGATGCTTCGTTATCGTGCTGCTACAAGATTTCAGAACGCCTATTGCCCAGAGATTACTTGCGGTCTTGCTGTTAAGGAAGACTTGGAGGATGGCGATTATACTGAGGTTACCGCTAATAACGTTGAGCAGCTTTCTGCCGAAGAGAAGCTCGCACAAGCTCAGCAGCAAGAGGAACAGCAAGCCAATACTCAGTCGCTCGATATGAATAACGGCGAGAATAAGGAAGAAAATAAGGCTGCTAATAATTCCCCAAGTGATAAGCAGGAAACCGCTCAGACCGCAGAAAATGCGGCTCAAACCAAGTCTAAGGCAAAACCGATGGGTAAGCAGGAAATGCCTGATATATTTAAGCAGCAGTAAATGACGGATAGGAGAGGGAGAAATCTCTCTCCTACATATAAAAAGGTATAGAATATGCAATTAATTACATTAGGTAGTGGAAGCTCTGGTAATGGGTATATCCTACAGAATAATGATGAAGCACTTATCATAGAATGCGGAATGCCCTTAAAAGATGCCGTAGAAGCACTTGGAGGAAATCTCAAAAAGGTTGTCGGTTGCTTGGTTACTCATAGCCACGGCGACCACGCAGGGTTTATTCGTCAGTATGCACGACCTTTCAATATCTTTGCAACCAAAGGTACTTTGGAAGAAAAGAAGATTAAGGAAGATGATTTTCATTACAATGCCATACCGATGCTTAAAGAGTTTCGTATTGGTAACTTCGTTATAAAAGCTTTCGATACAGTTCACGATACCAAAGAGCCTTGCGGCTTTATTATCTACCATCCCGATATGGGAGATATGCTTTTTCTTACGGATAGCCATCATATCAAATATAAGCTATCTTTTCCGCTTGACTATATCCTTATCGAATGCAATCACATGGATTCGTTGGTTGATAAGAGTGTGAGAGAGGGCATTATTCCTGAGAAGATTGGCATTAGAGCAAAAGCTACTCACATGAGCTTGGAAAGATGTCTGAACTGCCTTAAAGAGAATAAATTGGAAAGAACGAAAGCGATAGTGCTTATTCACATGAGTGCAAACAACGGCGATTCCGTATTATTCTCTTCTGAGGTAGCGAAAGCCACGGGCAAGGCGGTTCACGTTGCGAAGAAAGGATTCTCATTGGAGCTGATAAAATGAAAACTCTTGAAGAAATGTCGTATTTACATATCATAAAGCAGTTAGAAGAGGAAGTAAGAAAGCTTACCGATGAAAATAAGTTATTGCGTGAATCAATAAAACGTTATTTATATGAAAAAAGAGAATGAAGAGCCTTGTTGCGGTAATTGCGTTTCATTTACTAACGAAAGTGTTTATGGTGATGGCTTTTGCTGCGATAAAGAAGAATGTACAGATTGTGGAAAATGGTGTAATAAACATAAATACAGATAATTATGGTAATAGAAGGAAAACAAGTTAAAGAATGGGTTGAACGTGCCTATAACAATGCCGTGAAACACGGATGGCACGAAGAGAAGAAGCCTACGGCACACTGGGTTATGATGATTAGCACAGAGGTTACGGAAGCCGTTCAAGCTGACCGCAAGGGGCGTTGGATGGATGAGCTTGATAAAAGTGGGCTTGATTGCGTTATCACTAACGACCACCACGGAGGTTTGCTTGAAAAGTTCTACGGCGAACATATTGAGGGAACTGTTGAAAGCGAATTGGCAGACATCTGCATTCGTTTATTTGACCTTATGGGGTTGAAAAACGTGAAGTGTAGAACGGAATATACAACCGATGAAGAAAATGTAGAACTTTGTGAAACAAGAGATTTTACAGTTAATGCGTACTTCATTTCAAGAGGTATCTTAAACTTTACTACCTCTGATAATCCTTTGCTCTGTGAAGCTTATTTTAATGATATAATCGTTGCTACCTTTGAATGGGCAGAATCACTAGGTATCGACCTCGTACAGCACATTAATCTAAAGATGCGCTATAATGAAACCCGTGAGTATCATCACGGAGGCAAGAAGTACTAAAAAAAATAAGGCGGCTGCTCATCACGAGTAACCGCCTTTGTTATCCAACAATCTTATAACCAAGAAACTAAAACCTACAAAATATTAGTAACTATTGAAAATGTCTTATCTTTTTCTATTTTTATATATTGCCAAAAATATCATACCTACTATGAAGAGAAGCACGAATACCGCCGTAACCTTACCTAATCGGTAGAATGCAGCATCTATTTTATTCATCGGCTTCTCTATATACACGGGATATGGAACAGAATCTTGTTTAGCTTTATCTAAGGAATCGATTTTGAGTCGATACTTGCTTAGACTATCCTTATATGATTTATAATAAGAAATACTATCTCTGAGCTTCTGTACGAATACCTCTGTATAATTATGGCTCTCGTAGTGATATTTGTCTTGTCTGAGAATATTACCATCTTTATCAACCATTGTTAAAGTGCTATCTCTAATATGGTTTGTTTCAGACTTGCTATTTTCTTTTAGCTCACTTTGAGTTCTCTGATAGAGTTCAAAGGTCGCTGAAAGTCTAGCATTAAATATCGAATCCCAATGTGACTGCTTATCGCTGATATAAGTCTGTCGGGTAACCACCTTCGGGGTAGCCGTACACCCGATAACTATCTGCGTCATAAGAAACAGAAGCATTGAAATTGATAAACAATAAAACAAATCTTTAATCCTTTTCATAAGCTATGCTGTTATATTAAAGGCTTTCAAAGCTCTCTTCCAATATTTGGTTCTGCTCGGCAAGCCGTTTGTTCCACCATTGATTTTTTTTGTAACCGCTTCAATATCATTCTTATCAGCTACGGCATTCAATCCTCTTACTAACCAATACCACATACCGCTTTTTACTGCTCCTTTCGGTTTCTCCAAGAGCTTTGGCTCTGCTACAACATCACCTTTGCAGTACTTTGAGTTCGTGTAGGCTTGATAATTTGCCCTTCCTGTTAAATGCAAGAAGCCACGACCTTTATATCTGTAGCCGTCACCCTTTTGAGTATTGCCCAACATCTTTGCGAGCCTACCAACCTCATACTTATGGCAGTAGTCAGCATTACCGATTTCTCGCATGTGTACCAACTCTGCGGTTTCGTGAGCCACTTGTGCAAGGAAATGTGCCATGCGAAGTGGAGTATTGATATTAAAAGCATCTGCGTAATCGTTGATATAAGGAAGATATATATCAATCCTTTCTCCAGCTTTCGGCATGATGGCTTTCATTTGTTCTTTTGTTACTTTCATTTTTTATCCTCCGTTGCTTTAAATCCTTCTTCTAAGGCATCACCAACACCTTCACTCTTTGATTTAGCAAGAGCTACGATAAAGGCTTTAATGAAGCCCTTTATTGTTTTCTTTTCTACCGCTACGCCACGAACAAACAAGAAATGTCCTACTATGCTCGGAATCTCTATTCTTACCGCAATAAATGCAGTAACAACCCATCCACCCCAAATATAATCAATATCAATCTGCGGCAATAAAGCTCTACCAAGAGATACACCTACCATTATATAGATAAGGTAGTCCACAAATTTATTTAAAGTTCTGCGCCTTGCCCGTGATGCTCTGAACTCATATCTATCAGCAAGGAGAGGGCTCTTGCTTTCTAAAGCATTTTTATGTCGAAGGCTACTTTCTTCACAACCAAAGCGATAGTCAGCAATGATAAGTAGAACGATAGCAATGAGCATCCATCGGGTATCGAGTAACATACAACTCAACTCATCCCCGAATAGCATCATCCCAGCCGCTCTTGTACCCGTATTTCCTACTTGTCCTACCATATTTTGTTTTTGATGCAAAGATAGCTTTTAAAATTGAAAGACAAAAGAAAATAGATAATCGGGTGTAAACAAATAAAGAGGAACTTACCAAAAGCTCCTCTTTACAAATGATTCAAACAGTATATCTACTTCAAAAAGTATTCTCTTATATTATATACGCCATCCTTATCTTTCAGTAGGTCAAGGGCTAATTTGTAGGCGTATTCTACAAGTTCTTCCTCATTTATATCAGAAAGAGATTTCTCGCCCTTTATTATGGCAATGGTCTCTCCGTGGTCGCTTATTACTTGATTCATGGCTATATACAGCGCATAATCATTGTAATATGGCTTATCCTCCATACATAAGCCCAACTTCTCCATTTCGTCCAACCATCCTTGCATATTCCAAGTTGCTTCGGGATTCATCTTACCGATAATATCCAAAGCCTCATTCTTGGTGAGATAGTTCTTCCATTTGATGGCGCAGAGCTTATCAAGATACTCTTGCGCCAACTCTGGGTGTTTTGCTGCCATATCCTGCATCATGCAACGCATGGTGTCTCCGAATGTGTGCATATACTTTACGTTGGTTGATGAAGCCATCATTCCATACAGCTCATCAAATTTACTCATAATCTCTTTTGCTTCCATATCTTATATATTTTAACCTATTATCAAATCTTTTAACTCTGCAAAATCCTCCTCCGTGAAATTGATGCTTCGCTTGCTTCCAAAGAGGATAGCAGTAACAATTCCGTCGGGCAGGTCAATAGACACAACTCCTTTGTCGATATGTCCGTGAATAAAACCTACATCGAATTTGTAATCTTCCACGGATTTTAGCATCTGCATCATATCTTCAAATATAGTATTGGCATCTATGTTTCCGTCTTCATCAGCAATGAATAGGGTAGCGTTGTCTATCGATTTATCCCACTTATCCTTATTCTTGGATATGATATTATGCGCCGCACGTTTCATATACACTGATGGTATGGCTACCATCGGGTTAGCCTTAACCATATCGTCTATTCTTGCGTCTGCCCAAACGTCAACCGATTCAAGCAGTTTCTCTTTAAGCTCTGTTATATTCATTTCTTAGACCCTCCTTTCTTAGCTTGATTCTGACCATTAATCATTGCGAGATAATCCTTGTATGCCATATCTGGATAATTGGTGAGGTAGTCATCAAGCAAGGCTCGCTTCTGTTCCTCCTCCTTAGCCATCTCCTTCTTTAGCTTTGTTACGATGGATAGGTGATGCTTCAAAGCCTCCTTGCCTTGCTCTGTCTGCTCTATACGAGGTCGGATAATGCGTAGTTCCTCATCTTGCACAAGCTTAGATACATACTGCAAACTCTCCACGTATTCTTGGTTTTGTATCAAGAACTGCTTCTGAGTATCAGTAAAACTATCCTCTATCTTATCTATCTCATCGAAGAGTGGAGTAGAAGATACCTGCGTCTGCATATTGATAGATGCTCGCTTCTGTTGTATTGCCTCATACATCTTCTGTAGCTCAGCATCCATCATTTGCGGCTGTTGCTGACTTGTGCCCATATCAAGCAAAGGGCTGTTTCCGAAATTCATCATAATCAATATCTTTAAGTTGGTGATATATTATAGAGAGGTGAGAGGGCATCTACCAACGAGGGCAAACACCCCTCACCAACTCATTTTTTCTTAGTCTTTTTTACGGACTTTCTTGCTCTGTTACGCTCCTGTAGTGGGAGTAGACGGAGCAGTGCAGTTGCAGCCGCTGTAACTACCGAATCCCTGGAGTACTGGAGTGTTCGGGAGCATCAACTGCCCTCGCAAGCAGTTGCAAGTGTTCTCCTTGACGTAAGCCATCATAAGCTTCTCCTTGTAAGGAGTGAGGGCTTCCATCACGGCTACCTTCTTGTCGAGGTCGCTATACTTTGCTTGCAACGCATCGTACTGGTCTCTCTGATTCTTGTACAAGCCAAAATCTGCATCAATCTGAGACTTGTAAAGACCGAACTCAGCCTGCATTGCACGGCGGTTCTCGGCGTTGATAGCATCGTTAGCACCCTTATACATAGAGAACTTCTCAGCGATGTCTGTCTCTCGCATAGCGTAGAACTTGTTAGCGGTGTCGAGCTTCATACCGAACATGTAGGTAAGCAACTTCACCTCATCATCGCATTCCTTCTCCATCACCTGTAAGGCGGTTGGCTGATTGGAGCTTGCGTTAGCTCCATAAGCGTTGATGTTCACGTTCTCAGGCATATTGCCGCCACCAAGTGAACCAAACACGCTGCGGTTGTTACCGCCAAGCAACCAAGCACCAGCACCGAGTGCTGTGCCGATGATACCAAGGGTAAGACCAGCATTGCCTGTTGCCTTAGAAGCATAATCATCGTGCTTCTTTCCCTCTTCGTAGATTTTTTTCTCTACGACCTTTGCATCTGTCATTTCCATAATACAATCTTTTGAAATCCTTAATATTAACTAACACTATTGTAACGTTACGGATGCAAAGGTACAAAGAATAGGGGAGAGCAAATATAACTCTATCACACTTTCTTTTAGTGGTTGATTATCAGAGATTTAAGGTGATAGTAGGTAGTATCATAAATAACAAAAAAAGAGAGGCAATCACTTACCTCTCTTACTCAACTTGTAAGGAATACTTACATGTTCAACTATTATTTTCTTTTCTTTTTAATGTAGTGCAGTATATCCCACTTCTTAAAATATCGGGTGTGCCCTCGCTTTTTGCATTCTCCGTTCGGAATGTCACCTCTAGCAACCATTCTATTCAATGTTGCATCAGAAACGTGAAGCTTCTCCTTGACCTCCTCGGTGCTCAACATAGGGTTGAGAGCATACGGCAGATAGTTCTCACAAAGGTCTTCTATCTCATCGCTGCTCATTCCGCAAGCAGTTACCTTCTCCCCTCTCTTCTCTTGCTCGTCTGCTCGAAAGCAAGAGTCAGACAACGATTTTAATAACACTCCCAAGGTGTGATAACCAAATAACTTTCCCATATCATTATAATCTAGAGATTAAACTTTGACAGCCCTTGCCTGAGTAATACTTATCGGCAAAACCATATACATAAAATATAATGGTCATTACAAGTATTACAACATTAGATTCCACCATTTCGTTGGTGGTAAAAACATTCCAGTATACAATATGAATAGCATTTATCCCAAATAGGTAGATAATCATCGGAATACGCCATCTGTAGCAGAGCCAAAAGAATCTGCTAGCAAGTATAAGCACAAGCGGATGGATGTAAACTGAGAAATAGATAAATGCTGCCGATACCCAATTCTCCTTAAACCATACGCACATTTCTTTTTCATGAGACGCAAATGTTACCATGCATGCAATATGAAAAAGCATGATAAACAGAGGCATCACTTCACAATAATACTTAAACCAAGTGAGTAGCTTTACGCTGTAGCCTCTACCTGCAAGGATAATGACGTTTATCATTTCGCTAACGTCCATGTCCTTAAACATTACTCTTGACAACTGTACAACACCGACTGATTGAACTAACCGTTGGACTTCATCTTCTTCCTCTTTAGTCATAAATTCTTCTCCTTTTGTTTTATTATTTGTTCTTAGTTCCTCATTCTTAATAATAAGGAAAGTGCTGCAAAAATAAACAATACTACACAAAAATATTTATTTTGAGCAAAAATTTAAAGTTAAACTTTGCTAAAGTAACAATCTGAAAGTAATAAGTCACAAAAATAGCGTTAGAACGGCTTTCTTGCCAAATTCTAACGCTATTTCTATATCTACTTATCAGTGTTTATCCTATCACAACATCAAGGGTCTCCATATCAGCGAACTTCAAGCCGCAATCTTTCGCTGCCTTGAACAACTCCTTCTCGTCAACTGCCTCAATGGACACCTCTACCTCGGCATTGGCAAGGTCTGAGAAGTACTTCTCGGTCTTCTGCTTCTGATTGAAGAAGTACTCATTGACCTCAGCGAACTTGGCTGAATCGTCCTTGGTGTATTCGTAGCCCTCATTGGCGTGCTTCTGCTCCAACTGCTGGCACTCCTGAAGCTTGTGCTGCATCTCCTCAAACTTATCGTCCTTCAGGCTCTCCTGCGCTTCCTTCACATCCTTGTCGTAAGTGTCGGCTACTTGGCGCAGTGCCTTCATGTTCTTCCAAACTCGCATAGCGGCATCATCGCTCATTGATGATGTCTTCAATGCTTTCAACGTTCTGTAGGCATCAACTGCCTCAATTGTCTTAATCTTTTTCATAATTGTTTCTTTATTTTTATGTTATACAATATTCTTCGTCAGATTGCCATAGCAGAATACCTTTCCTATTAACAGTGCAAAGTTAAGAAAATAATTCCGAATAGCAATGCAGGAGGAGTAAAATTTACGAATTTTAAAAATCAGCTTCCACACGTTGGATAATCACTAGGTCGCAACGTGTCTGCTTTCTCGGTGAGAACGTAAACCACAAATACATTTCTAGCATATTTGTTATATTAAGAACATCTGCTTTTTAATGCATAATATAACTACCACCTGGAGGAACTTGTTTCCATCCACCATCTATATTAATTTCAAAAGATAATTGACACATTTGTCCATAATAACCTCCTTCATAAACATTATCAAATCTTATATATATATCAACATAATCTGTTCTATCACCTTCAGGAATAGTTACAGAACCTGTACTTTGACCAGAGCTATTAGATACATAACCTCTTCCGTATGTTGTCTTATTGTTACCATAATCACAAACACTTCTAAATATACCATCAGTAATTGTAATTGTAGCATCAGGAAGTTTATATATTCTAGCTTTACAAATACAACTAGCACCAACTAATTCTCTCAACGATGAGAAATCAACAAAACCACTAGAACCACTTTTAATACTTTCCATATTAATTTGTCTAGGATAATATTTAAAAGTAATAGCACCCGGAAGAGATATAAAAATTATTTTTGTATCATCATATAAAGTTGCATTACGAGTATATGCTAAAAAAGGCACAATATCAATATATTTATCTCCACTACCTATATCAAAAGTTATTTCTCTACCAGCATATATATAATCTGTTGGTTTTTTGCAATTGCCAACATAATAATTTTTATAAATCTTATCAGTAGTATTATATGGTGAATTATAACGAATTTGAATCCAAAAAGACCAAGCTAAAGATAAATCAGTTATTATATCATCCATAATAAGATTTGTGTTATTATCCACATGTGTATTCATATATAATACACAATTAAATTTATGAATTGAAGAATAATAAACTTCAACGGTATGAAATTGAGGAAGAGAAGTCAGAAATGTATTGCTTGCTGCTTTACTATTATAGTTTCTAAAATCACTTAATCTATAAGGAGAATTAGCACCACCTTTTGGAAAATGTTTTCCTGATACACTTGTACTTGTGTTATCACTAATATAACCATTTTTACCATATACATTATCTTTATAAAGGTTGTTACAAGCTTCAATAGCAAAACCTTCTCCTCCATAATTATTACGTAAGTTCTTATAAGTGTCCATAGGTATATTCATACCACAACGAACAACACAAGTGTATTTACTATATGAAGATGTTACTATTTCCTCAGAGTCTTCTCTAATAGGATATTCTTTAAATTCACCTTTACAACTAATAGGTTTATACTTACTCCATATATTTATATTTTCACTCTTACAAAGAGTAGCAAGGTCATTGCTACTCTCTCCAAGAGCTCGTTTAACATCATCAATACTAACAGGAGCACTAATAATTCCAGTTTCACTATTGTAAGACATAATCTTTATTTTTTTTAATATTCAACTTTAGTAACAACTCGCTCTACTGTTACATTGAACACTTTCGCAAGTCATAACATAAATCGTTCCATACGCTTAATCTTTAGAACTTAAAACACTAGGCAAGGCAGCTCTATAAGAGCCACCCTGCGTTAGTACTCACGATACCTACTCTGCTGCCTCGCTTGCCATATTAGCGGCGATAGCGGAATTGACCTCCTTAATCAATGCTGATACCTCACTGAGCTTGCTCTGCGGAACACCGCTGATGTTGTAGGTCAGCTCGCTGCCGTTGGAGCTTGCGTTCGCATTGCCGAGATAATTACCATTTGGGTCACCATAGATACTCATATTGATGCTCTCGATGTTGCCACCCGTCTTGTCAACATTGTAGGTGATTTCTACTCGATAGCCGCCCTTGGTATAAGTGGCGGTTGTCTGTTCACTTTTCTTGTTAATCTTTAAATTCTCCATTTTCTAATCTAATTTAATGAATTAATATTCTTGTTATCTAATCTCTTCTTGTTGCAGTCTTCCTTATCTCCACTCAATCGCTGAACCTCTGATTCGAGGAAGACCACCCGAGCCTTCAACCTGCTGACCTCATCGCCCACCTGCTCGATAGCACCGAATGCCGTTGCAATCAGCTTCGGAGACCAGTAGTTGATTTTGTAGTAGCCCTTCTCATCAGTCTCCACGATGTCCTTTAAGTGATGGTTGCACAAGACGTGTTGGGCAATCCAACCGATAGACCTTGTGTTGTCCTTCTTCCAAGCGAAGCCATAAGTGCCACCCATCGCCTTGATGATACCCAAGTAGTCCAGCTTCCGCAAATCCTGCTTCAAGCGGATGTCAGAAGATTGATAAGCTGTAACTCCACCTTTAGCAAGAATGCTATTAGGGAAGTAAGTATTCATATTATAATCAAAGTCATATATATGACCTGTATGACCCATAAATCTATCAGTAGGAAACGAATACTTAGTAAAAGCAAATATTCGTATTTTATTTATTGAAGCATTTCGTAATGCAGTAGTATTTTGGTCATGTTTAAATCTAAAACGAATATATCTTCTATCATCATTTCCTACACCAACAGCCGTATTACCATTAGATAAATTTATATAATTAAATTGGTTCCATCCGGTCATATATTTAATATAAGTATTGACTATAACACCTTTACTATTTAAATATTCTACAGTACAAGTAACACCAACACCTTGTCCTATATCAACACAAGCAAAATATACTTGAGAACAACAAGAATTAGGAATTTCAAACGAAAACATTAATTCGTTCTTTTTTATTTGAGCTAACTTTTCAGCATCAGTATTACCAGTAATAACATTGTTACCTAAGTAAATACTATCAATACCTGCAACATTCGCATACGTCTTAAATTTAACATCATTTGACATATTATAATTAGTCCAACTGTTACCGTTATCATTAGTATAAACTATAGAAAGATTATCGACTGGTATACTATCAGTAATAGCAGTAATTCCAGAGCATAAAGCATCAGCCCAAACATAACAACCCATTCCTTTATTATTAACTTCATAATTTGTAGGTAATATACCTTTATTATTTATTAAACCGTTAACTGATAAATTACCAGCAATAACAGCATTTTTACTAACACTAATACTATCACAACTAATAACATCATTAACAGTAAGACTTTTAAACGTAGCACTACCTAATTGTGTTATGCTCCAATAACTACTATTTACTTGACTACACATGTCTTGAACTTTCACAAAACCAGAATTATTAGCATTACCTAAATATAAATCACCATCACTACCTCCAATTCTAGCTCCACCATCAGGAGTTATAGTTGTAATACCTGGAAATTTAAGTGTACCATTACTTTGTGCACTATTAGCATTAAACACAGAATTATCAGCTATACCAAGATAAATAGTTTTATTAGAATGAGTATATTTAAGTCCAGCCCATTGATTCCAATCCCAGTTTGTCTCGCCAAAGCGAATAGCCGCACCTGTGTTGAAAATAACTTGCGCATCAATGGCACTAATAGGAGTTAACTTGTTGCCAATCTTAAGCGCACCATTCTGCAAGGTGGTACTGATAGTGTTGCTTGCGCTGATGGTGGTCGCACCGCTCAAAGCACCGCTCACGTTAGCCGTTCCGTTGAACGGCTGTCCCCAGATGGTTCTTGCCTTTACAAGTTGGTCTGCTTGATTCACGATGCCAATTCTCGTAGCACCATCAAGCAAGGTGTAAGGGCTATCCCCTGTGGTTGCTGGCAAGCTTTGAGCCGCAGAGAACGATGTATTTGTCACCAAAGTTCCTTGGCTTTTGAAATCGGCAGACGTGCGTCCTGTCTTCTTGATGATTGTGTAAGACAGACTTCCATATTGACCTTGGCAATTTCCCCAAAGTTGAACATTGCCAGTTGCATTGTTGTAGTACACACGCAACCTTGAAGACATGTTTCCAACCAACTCACGCAAGGATATGCCAAAGTTGTATGCTCCAGAGCCCTTCGCTCCATTCTGACGGATTCTCAACACGACAACCGAATAGGTATCTCTAAATCCGTTGGAGAAGAGGAACGTGAAACTTCTATCATTATATTGGTTGTCTGTGACGGTAATGTCAAACAACTTCGCCCAATAGTGGGAAAGGTTTGCGGTGTTGCTGTTTACCGCTCCCGACCATACGATGTTGTCTTTGTGCCAACCATCGAGCAAATCCGCATTGAGGTTTGTCCATTGTGCGGTAGTCGAAGCTATGTGATTCGAGCCGTTGTAACCGAATTGCATACCTCCCTTGCCGAACTTCACCATTCCTGCGTTGTTGTTGTCAACGCCCATCAAGCCGATAGTGTTGCCAATGTTATAATCACCTATGTAGCAATCATCGCCAATGCGCAATCCATTGTAAGCACCATTCAATGCGCTTGCCACAATCTTAAGCTGACCTGTGAGCGTTCCACCTGTCAAAGGCAAGTACTTTGCGGCGATGGCATCCACCTGTGACTTCGTATAAGCATCAGTAATGCCATACCCACTTATCGTTGTCGGCTTGCTTGTGAGTTCTGAGAAGGCAAGGCTGTTCTTGATTGCAAACGAGCCGAAAGCACCCTTGTTGCAATAGGCGAGGTTTGAACTAGTGCCACTATATGCTCCGTTCCAGTAAGCTATGAAGCTCATGTCAGGAATGATGTTGCCATCGATCGATGCGTTAGTCCATCCCGAAGTGCCCACCGCAGAAAGGCTCTTCTTCGTGTAGCTCTTGGTGTAGGTGATGGATGTTCCACTGGTGGATATGCCAGTCACGAACACATTGCTTCCACTTGGCTGAGTAACCGAGCGCAAGCCATCCGTAATGCCAAATCCCGACAAAGTGGTTGGCTTGTTGGTGATATAGCTCCACGCAAGGTTTCCTTGGAACGCCGTGAGTGCCTTGATGTGTGGAGCGATGAAGTAAGCATCGCCTTGGTTCGTAACGAAAGAAAGGCTTACACCTGCTCCTATAGTGTCATGGTCAGTATAAACCAATGCAGCCGATTGAACGCCACTTGCATCAGGGTTATCGCTAGTTGAGAAAACCAATTGCGGACCGCCATCGCCATAGGACAGCTTTCCAGCCGACTTGATGTAGTTTGCATCGTTGCCATAGGTAGTTCCATAAATCACCAAGCGATTCTGCTCTGCCTTGTAACTTGTGTTGACGGTGACACTAGCCTTTGACAACTTCAAGATGTTGTCTATCTTGGTGATTCCTGTCAAGGCTTGCTCGGCACTGCTGCCCTGCACCTGTGTCGTTCCCACATAATGAGTATGGTTAGACAAGCTGAAAGAACTACCCTTCGTCAAGGTCAAGGTATGCCCACTGATAGATGCGGTTGTTATCGCATTCCCAGAACCTGTTACGCTAACGGCATTCACACCGTCTGTGATACCATATCCGCTGAGACTTGTTGGCTTAGAGGTCAAACTTGCAAAAGTATGTGTATGCCCATTGAGCGAGAATGTAGAGCCTTTTGTGAAGGTGATGGTCTTGCCGCTCTTTGTAACGGCAGTAACGGCATTTCCACTTCCGCTAACTGCTATCGCATTCACGTAACCATCGAGCGATTGGTGTGCGGTAAGGTAGTTTCCCTTCGGTTGATACAAGCTGGCAGCGTCAGTCTTAGTAAGGTAGCTCGCAAGGCTCTGATGTGAAGTCAAGAACGTTGTTCCCTTTGTCACGATGATAGTCGTTCCGCTCTTACTGATGGCTGTCACTGCGTTTCCACTACCGCTAACACTAACGTCCATAGCCGAGCCTCCTTCTAGGCTAGAGATACGAGAATCAAGAGCCTTGATGGAGTAGGCAGAGGCAATCTCACTCAGCGATTCTGATGTAAGCTTCAAGGCATTTGAATAACTCTTCACACTGCCGTTCAAGCCGCCACCACTGGATGAGGATGTCCCAACACCATAGGCAGAAACACCACCACTAGTATAGAGGTTTGCCACCTCGTTAGTCGTAGTGTTCGTAATCTTCAACGCCTTATTGGTTGCATCATACTCCATCTTTATGTTGCCGATGGAGATGTACTTTCCGTCAGGCACGATAATACTTCCGTTAATATCGGCAGTACCGTTAAACGAGTTCCCCCAAAGCTTGCGAGTATTTGTGAGCTGGAGAGCCTTTTTCGCTGAACCGCTTGTAAAGTAGCCCTGCAAGGTGGTGATACTCGTCTTGTTGGTGGATATGCCCGAAGCGTTCACCCCTTCTGCCTTTTTCGCTCTTGTTACCTCGTCAGATATAGACTTATTGATTCCATCAACGATACCACTTAAAGTGTCTGTCTGCGCAATATTTGCGAGGAAGCTAACCACCTCGTTCCACTTATTGATAACGCCGTCCGCAGTCTCCTCGTCAGTAGTTATAAGGGCGTACCAGTCATAGGCACTATCCCAACGAGTTACCTTCGTTGATGTAATGCCGTCCAGTACAGACTTATTGCTATGAGTATGCTTTGCCGATACCGCACCATCCCAAGCCGTCTGCTTTGCCGTTGTCGGTATAGAATAACCCGAAGCAAGACTAATAGCAAACGTACCGCTTGTTGTGATAGTCTTAGTTGCGCACGTCAAACCAGTAGGAAGGGTAAGAGCTACAGATGTAACAGTACCCTTATTGGTAGTATAGCCCTTTGCATCAATCTCCGCTTTGGTATAATAGCTTGCGAGAGACTGATGAGCAGTCAGATACCCTTTATCATTGGTAAGCTGGCTTACCTTCGTGATGCGGTCAGTGATTTCTGTCCACTTATGGGTATGCGCACTAGGTGTGAATGTTGATGGCTTACCCGTGATGTTATTCCAAGAAAGGCTCAGACCGCCAAGCTCTGATGCTATATTGTCAATTCGGCTGCTGAGAGCCTTTATAGCATAGGCATTCGGAATACTAGTCAAGTCCGCATCCGTATAGTCTCCCTTTATGATTCTCGCATAGCTGATTACGCTTGCATTCAATCCGCCACCGCCAGTAGTACCTGCACCTTTTCCGTATGCGGTAATACCACCAAGAGCATAGAAGTTAGCAGCCTCCTTTCCTGCCGCATCCTTGGATAGTCGAAGTGCATTGTTGGCACTATCATACGATAGATAGATTCCACCAATTTTTAAGCTACCTTCGGTTGTCACGTTACCCGATACGTCAAGATGAGTGAACGGCTTCTGTGGGTCGATAGACAAGACGTTTGCCAACTTTGTCGTATCTGTAGTTCCGCTTTTCCATATAGGAGCGAAGAGAGCAAGCTGAACACCAACATTATTCTTGTTGATAATGAAAGATGTCGGGTCTGCGTGCAAAATACCGTCTGCGTCCCACCAAAGGTTTCCATTTGCGAAATAGCCTGTTCCGTCAAAGCGCAAGAGGGACTTGGCAGCAATTTTCTTCTCTTCCTCTGTTGTCGTGGAGGCTTGCTTGTCGATAGCCTTTCCACCTAGCCAAAGGGCGATGCCATTCTCCTTCGTGTCCGCTCCATTGATACCTGCGGTAACATTTCCCTTATCGTTACGTAAGGCTATCAATGTGGAGAGGATAAGACCACCCTTGACTACTGTGTCTCCATCAACAAGAGCAGCCTTGATGTATTCAAGACCAGCCATATTAGTGATGAGCTTAGTATTGAGACCATCAAACAGATTAGACGTGATATAGTTGTTCGCCACACCCAGCTTGTCGTAGAAAGCCTTATAAGCATTCGTGAAGTTGGTATACTTCTGAGCCGCAGCCGCCTTGATGGTAGCCTTTCCATTTGAATCAGAAGCGTTGTATCTGCTTACGATGTCAGAAAGATAGGTAATGAGTTCATTTTTTGCGCTATCGAGTGTAGCCTTAGCTGAAACCAAATCCGTTTTATAGGTCGTTTCATTACCATCCTTATCCAACAAGAACTTAGAGCCAACAACATTATTATACGACTCAACGGCTGCATTATAATCATCCTCCAGTCGCTTGCTATCCTGTGCGATAGCCGCAATCTCCGAGCTATCCAAGTAGCCATCAGAGGTAAAATCATCGAAAGCCTTCTTGTTGTTAGATACGGTCGTTCCGAGGGTATTCAAGTTGCTCTGTGTCGTCTTAATCTCTTCTTGCGCCTTCTCAGCAGCTTTCTTGGCTTCCTCTGCCTTCGTGTCATCGGTATACTTGCTAGCCAATTTCCAATCGGCAATATCGAACTTTTCTCCTTCTGCCTTGGCGGTGGAACACTTCAAGATTTCATTCTTGTAGGTACTTCCATCGCTAGGATAGGTGGCATTGACCCACATATCGTTCACGTCGTATGGGGGAACTGGCTGTGAACCGAAAATGCGTCTCTTGTCTGCGATATACTTATCCAAGGTTTTGCCATCATAGGTGGACTTTATATCCAATTCTCCCTTGATGGTAACTTTCTTCGTCTCGCTATCAAACTTAACATAGGATTCACCCTCGTAGTTATTGGCACTAGTAGGTCGGTCTCCGAAGTACATATCTCCGTAGACGTGGAAGAAAGCCTTGTTCGTGGAATGGTTCACGCCATAGTTCACATACTCCTTGTTATTAAAGGTGTAGCCGTCAACTCCGTGATAGAGCGTTATGCAAGGGGAATAGGTGTCAACGGCAGAGAATACCAAGCAACTTTGCCTTGTGATGTCCGTTCTATTACCGCACTGATTCAGAATGTCATCAACCATAGGCTCATCGCTGGCTGCGTCCTTGTCGATGTCCGATAAATCCACATAATGATATTTCTTGCCATCTATCTCCACTGCCTCGGAAGACACACCGATGACTAGCCTCCAATAGTAATGGTTGCCTACGTTATGATACTTTCCTGCCGTAAGATTGAAGCTCTTGCTCCTTGCTTGGTCTCCAACCTTCCATTTATTCTCCACCTTTGAGCCATCTTGCTCACCAAGGAAGTAGCATCTGTAAGCCTTCTGACTAACACCATCATAGGTAATATTCACCTCCTCAACCTTCAATATTCGGTTACTGCCTACTGGGGTGATGAACAATTCACCACCCAATGTGTCTGTATGCAATATTTCCAAGGTCTCGAAGATTGCTTTCATTCGGACTTGTAGATAATCTGTGGTTAGATGGGTGTTATCTAGTTCGTCAAGAGTCCAATCCCCGTTCGCCCCGACCTTCATTCCCTTCAAGAACTTCTGAATCTTCTGGAAGGTGATAGTACCGTTAACAATATCATCGAACTGCTTAGATATAAAATTATCACTTCCGTACTTCGCAATGAGTTTTCTTAGCTGGGAAACGGAATATCCACCTCCGTTACCACTACTTCCTCCGCTTGCAATGATTGTCTGTACATCTTCTTTAAGCTGGGTGATAGTACCCTTAATCACTTGATTACCTAATGTAATCGTTTGTATGAAACCAAAATCAATATTGGTCGATAATTTCAATACTCTTGTTGCAAGTTCATATCCGTGTCCGTCCTTATACGTTACGCTCTGTCCTATTTGCAGTTCAGGATTTTCCTCCAAGAATACATCAGAATATGATTTAATCTCATAGTTATTCAAATCTGATAGTAATCGCACAATTCCCTCTTTTGCCTTTTCCAGTAACCTATTTTGAGCATCCTTATAATAGATAGAATCGGACATGGCAATATTGTAGAGAACGGTAATATTGCACTTTAAAGAAGGCATACTTTCTCCACGAGGAATGAGCATATCAGCAGCATTTGTAGGTATGATAACTTCATTATCTTCTTGATAGATAATTTCGTAATCACCAGCCAATACGGAGAATTTACCATCACTAACATCGTCTGACGTGTGCGAAGATGATGCCTCTTTATGATAAGTAAGCTCAAATTCTACATATTCGCCATTAGAGCCACGTCCTGCAAGGGGAGTAGAAAGCGCACCCGTATTAAAATTAGCTTCGAACGAGCAGCCGATATTCTTTCCATTGATAAGTAAATCATCGGTAATCTGAAAGTCGTACCAGTAATGAGTAACGCCATCATCAACTGTTGTATTGATAATCGTCTTCCCTTCTACTTTTTCTGTTGTAGGATAAGCCAATCTCATATACCATACTGTAAAAGTCTTGTATTCCTTAATAGACCCATCAGCATTATATGGGATAGGAATTTTCTCATTATTCTCATCAAGCACATACTTAACTCGCCCACGCACATTATATACATAGGTGTTGATAGAAGGGAAAATTTGAGAAAAATCAAGTACCTTCGTAAAGAGAGGTTCATTTATTTTATCCACTCTTAGGTCAAGTGTAGAATACTTATCAATAGAGTAGGAGCGTTCCTTTCCGTCTATTAATATTGTACCATTGCCCTCATCTAATTGCAGACGAATATCGCCAGATGAAACATTCTCACCTTTGCTATTTACTTGTGTAATATTTCTTGTACCGCCGAAGATAGAGAAAGCGTTATAGTAGCCTTCTTTGCTATTATTTATACTTGGTACACCTACATTCTTTCCAACCTCTAAAACGACAGGAGTTGCGCCGATTAAGACCTTACCGATGTAGATAATTTCATCATCATAGTCAATATGCCATTCGCAGTTATCTCCAATAGCATTTGTAATTGCTGTAAGTGCAGAAATAAAATCGTTATCGCTGAATGATACATTGACAGTATTTGCCGTTACATTTGAAAAGATAACTTTCCATCCGCATTCGCCAAACATCAAATCCTTATTAAGGAAGTCTGCAATCTTACCACTGAGAACGGAAGTTGTGCCAACGAAAGACCATACATTTTGTTTTACCTCTACATTCTGTGAATTACGGATATAGATAAAAAATGGAGTCTTAGACAGAATCATCTTTGGGTGCTGAAACTGAGGAGTGTACTTCCAATAGCATTCATCTGATTGAGTAGGCTCGTATGATTCCAAGAGAAGGAACTTCCTTGTCACTTCTCTTACTTTGTCTATCTTATATGTATAATTAATATACGCACCAACGGGCAGAATAACTTTCTCAGCAGCGGAGAAAGACAGAGTAATGTAATCAGACTTAGACATTTCCTGTTCTCTCTTCGCCGCTGATGTTACTTCTGCTTGCATCAGCAATTTATCGTTTATATCATATATCTTAATCATAACTTAATTCTATCATTCGGGTTGTACTCCGTTAATTTGAGTACAAATTTACCTCTTTTTAGACCATAATCACCAAACTGCGAGCATTGCGTGTAAACAAGTTTAAAAACCCTCTTTAAGCGAGGAACTTTTAAGCAAAACTCACCCGAATAAGCTATCTTATTAAGAAAAGCTTCATATTTCTGCAAGTAATCTTCTTCCGAACCGCCTTCAAGAAAGAAAGAGATACTTACGTCACGCTTATCTTTCTTGGCATACTTCGATGTGGCGATAACCGATTGTCCATGCTCTAATCGGCTATTGTTCGTCACATAGCTTTTTACTGGTGCTGGGGTCAGCAAGGCTTCTCGCCAACCCCTTACCAATGTAATACCGAAAGTATCAAGGTCAACGTAAGCAGAATCCGCTTCATCGACCAATTTAATAAAAGCATCATTCTTCATAACTTAATACTTATCCTTCATTAATTTATACATACTTGCGATGTCCTCACGTATCAATATAATAGGTGCAGTATTCTTATTAATTGCTTCCAACTGCTCCAACCCCTGATACTGAATATCTCGCATTTCTGAGATATTGTTATATGTCTGTTCGGCATAGATGCGCAAAAAAGAAACATCAACGGCGATAGCTTTACGAACCTCATTACCTTGCTCTTGGGCAATTTGCACCGCATAACCGATACCGATAAGGCTGCTTGCTTGGTCTGCGGTGATAGCCTCGATACCTTTACCCGTTGCCGTCTGCTGAGATTGCGCCTCTTTATACCCTGTTATTGCAGCAATATTATCTCTTATCTTCAAACCTTCATCAACGATGTTATCATACTCTTTTTTAAGTACCTTAATTCCGCAACACTTTGATTTAACTTTATTTATAAGTACCTGAGCAACAAAAAGTTGCTCAGGATTTTGCC